GTCTATTGACAAAGCAATGTCTTCTTCTGTGTCAGGATCTTTAACGCTGAAGGAAACTTTGTTATCAACAGACTTTGCGCGAATACATATAATAATATATTCTAGATCAAAGATTGGCATAGTATCAACGTCAATATCAATTACACAGTTGTTGATAATTTGCTTAATCGCTAAAATAATTTGATCAATATCCTTAGACTCTTGCGCTATTAGCAAAATCTTTTCTTCTTTAACTGTGAACGGTCTATACTGCACCTTTTCTCCAGTAGACGGTAGAATCAAATCAAATAAAGGTTGATCAATTTTTGGTAATCCCATGCTGTACTCTCCTATAGTATAAAATAATTAAAATGCGTTATATATTGTACTTACGTTAACTCCCTGATTTATTAAACTTTGTAGATCGGTTGGTCTTTCCAAGCCTCGAATTGCTTGAGCGAATGTATTTATTGCAGACAGATAACTCAGTAGTCCGTTAGAGCTTCCGTCTTGACCGATTAATTGACCCCTAGATTCACCAGTTAGTTCTATTTTATCATACGCAAACCCTACAGGAAGAGTCATAACTTCTCCACCATTTGCCCATGCTTGAGTTATGTTACCAACTTGTATAGGATATACTTCAGTCATTTTATATTGATACGTGATGACCTCTTGATGCCAAGAGTATACTGTTATGACAATTGTTGCTGTTTTTCCATACTCCTCCTGATATCCTATTTCATATGGCTGTAGTCCTCCGCTGGAAGACAGATTGCCAGCTGCTGTAGAATAGTTTATGATTTTTTGAACCCAGGCGTGAAAAAACTTTAGCATTTCAAAGTTACTGTCTACCATAAACACTGTGGGCAGAATGGGCAGTTCAAGCCCTATGGGTCGTCTAGTTGTAGCGCCAAATGCTTGCTTCTTATAATTTGTAGTCTGTAAATCTATTTCAGGTAGTGTGACGCTACGACAAAAAAAGTTCATGTCTTCCCCCATCTTATTACCAACGGGAGCGCCCGAAATTGATACCATAAAGAGGTTATCTGCTGCTAAGCCGTGCTTACTTAAGACTCCTTTGAAATCTGCAATATTAAATCCCATTACTTTATCCTATTTTTTTCCTTGAGTCGGTCCAGACTTGCTGCTTTGAAGCACCCTGGAATCTTTCGGTTGGTAGCCATATTGCTATGTCCCACTCTGTAGGGTATATATACATAAACTGACTCTTTACTTGAGTCGTAAGATATCTCTTAACACAGGGCTTGAAGGGTGCGAACTTAGCTGCACCGTCTAACATATTATAGTTCAGTTTAAGTCTTGTAGTCTCATCATAGTTGTTATTGTTCGAAGTTTCGTACAGCGCATCCATTAACTTAGCTCTAAGAACTAGCGGTAGATAGTGAAGATTTAGACCAAGAAATCCACCTGGCACCTTTTTAAATGGAAAGACTAAAGGAAATCTATCGAAATAGGGTAAAGTTTTCTTATGTTTCGCATCATAGTAATACATGTATAGCTGACCCACCATGGGCTTAACTGTAAGTCTGGAAGCATCTTTTTTCAGAAGCCTAGCACTATTAACTTTTCCGTAGTCTCTAGCCGTCTGTCTATACCACTTTTTAGCAGCAGCAGATTGAGCGGGTACTTTACCACTATTAGCACCCTGTTTGAGAATTTTGTCGAAGACTGTGGCCATTTTGCTATCCGTATTATAATATAGTATTTATATCAATTCAGTTGACTATCTTATTTAATACCTAACTCATTTTCAGTTATAATTTGCCACTTCCAGCCGCGATCTTTACAATATTCTTGAGCAGCTATCCATTTAGCTTCGTTTACTCCCCAAGTCTTGACTTCGTTTATATAACGCTTAGTTGGCTTGTTACCACGCTTAGTGTTCTGAATTTTAGGAGGGTGTGTCTGAGCATAGGGCTTTACCTCAATCAATATCTTCTCTTTCTTCTTATCTCGTGAGATTTGCTCAACATAAAAGTCTGGAAAATATCTATGCCATTTACCGTCAATGGGCGAAACATATGGTATAACTATCTCTTCGCTTGACCATTTCATAACATGCGGGTGACGATCTAAATACCTAGCCATTTTAAATTCCCACGAACTCCTGTATACTATATTCTTAGGATCACCTAAATACTTATTAGGATTCTTAGGATTAAATTTACCTTTGTATGTTTTATACATCTCAAGCTCATATAAATATATCGTAACTACTATTTATAATAAGGTATCAATATGTTAACATTTCCAGCAGATATAGGCACGCATTCTACGGTGTTGATGTTTAAAGATTATGTTTATACAGGCGGTGGTGTTCACTCAGAGTTTACCAGCGGCGGAGATATTATACTACCTTTGCCCAAGACACTACAAGACTCGTTAAACGTTAAAGTGGGAGGTGACGAACTCGGTGTAGTGGGGTCTATGGCCGCTGAAGTTGGAGGAGCTAGTTTTAATGACTTTGGCTCAATTAAAACTATGTTCAGCCAAGGTACAGATGATGCGAATAACTTAGCTGCAACAAATACTATAAGTGAGGCCGCTTCTATAGCTAGTGATAGCGCACTTTTTATAGCTAAAGCTGGACTAGGTGGAGCCTTTCCAGATATTGAGAAAGGTCTGGGAGCAGGATCAGGAACGGCTATTAATCCATACGCGACACTTGTATTCAGTGGAGTTGATCTTAAGGTACATACGTTCGAGTGGTTATTATCGCCAAGTAGTTTAGCAGAGTCGATTACATTAAAAGAAATAATCAGAACTATACAAGAGAATATTGTACCCGAAGTGGAAGGAGTAGCAATCACAGCCGGGAATGGAACTCTATCTCGTGGTTTATTGCGATATCCATCTATGGTAGATGTTAGATTTACGGGAGTAGATTTCTACAAAATAAAGACATCGATGATCAGTGCATTTTCTGTTGATTATGCTCCAGAAGGTATTGCAATATATAAACAAGGTAAACCCGCTGTAGTGAGAATTACTATGACTATGACTGAAGCCCAGATTCACACAAAAGCTGATTATAAAGCATCTTCTGCGCCAAATTCTCCTGGGTCAGATCAAACGTTACAAGAAATCGTAGTAGATGTGGCTCGCAGACCTGGTTTCACTTCTACTGGAGAGGAAATAGGATGAGGTATTTCAGTAAATTTCCGCAAATTAGATACAATAATGCAGACGTGCTTGATCTCACTCGGCGAGTTAAACTAGCAAATGCCACAAGAGCATTTAATTATCTCCCCTATACGATAAGCGAGGGTGCAAGACCCGAAGAAGTGGCTTTTGAATTTTATGGTGATTCTCAAGCGGCTTGGCTAGTACTATTATCCAGTGAGATTATTGATCCATATACGAATTGGCCAAAGAGTCAGAATGATCTAGATGCTTTTATTAGAAAAGAATATGTGACTCAAAGAGACGCTGCTGTAGCCTCAGGATACAGAGGTAATGGCGAAAAAGATGTATTAATATGGACTGAAGACTTAACTACCACAACTAATATAATTAAGTATAGGAGTAACAGAGCTGGTACGTTTCGCACCAGCGGTATTTTTATTAATAATGCAACGTATGCAACAGGATCTGATTTTCATGCAGATGGAGTAACAAGAATTTTTCCTGGCTTTGTCGCAGCAGAGTGGGACCCAGTTCGAATATATGAGCAGGAGTTCGAATTAAATGAAGATAAAAGACACATTAAATTGTTTAAAGCAGAATATCTACCAGAGCTGAGAATTTTACTAGAGGCTAAACTTAATGGCAAGTGAGCTACGAGAAGCGGGTTATTATGAGTTAATTAGTTTCAAGATAACGTCATTAATTGGTGCAATGGGCGATGGTATCGAATTAAATCAGCTAGTCACATCATGGCAGATAAGCGAAGGGCTGAGTCAAACCAATATAATAGGCGCAGTAACAGTTCTTGATGCAGAAGGTATCATAAGAAAGCTTGATGACAAAGGAATACTGGGCGAAGAAACCATTACTATTAAGTATAAAGACTTTTATGATGTCATAAGAGAAGATACTTACTTCGTATATGGCGTTAGAAACGTGCAACCCTTTAATCCAACTAACGAAAAGATGTTATCGTATAGACTAGACTTCACATCAATGGAAAACTTCAACGCATCACAGAAAGAAGTCGCTAACTCGTACCGTAAGATGAAGATAAGCGACATAGCAAAGGAAGTATATGATGAATTCTTCGAAGGACCCAAGCCATTAGAAATAGAAGAGACAGAAGGTTTTCACACATTAGTCATTCCCCGCAGCTCTCCGCACGATGCAATGCACTTTCTCGCGAGACGAGCATACGGTGGACCAGAATCAATGAGTAATTGGAGCTTCTACGAGACATTAGACTCATTTATGTTCTGCACACCTGACTATGCATACAATAAATACAAAGCCGCCCCGCCAGCAAACAATAAATTCACGACACAAAAGACAATGGATGACAACACACCCAACGGTCAACGAGTCGCACAGCAAACAGTAAGCGACATCGACTACGGCTCACCAATTAATACTATAGAAGAGATCAAAGAAGGCGACTATAAACGTAAAGTACTCAACATAGACTTATTAAATAGAACAACATCATACTATGACTATGAGTATAAAGATAACATACAGAACAACCCACTAGGTGACGTAGAATACAATCATCTAGTACCGTTCATAGATCAGTTTATGCCGAATATAAGAGAAGACTTCATCATCAAAGACTTTAATACACCAGGTCAAGTAGAAAGAGCAGAAAGATTATATCCATTCTATGCAGAGACTATAACAAGTAGAAGAACATTTGATAGACACATGAACAAGTATACGATTAATTGCACAATAAAGGGTCGAAACGGACTAATGCCAGGAATGGTATTAATAATAGATGCAGACGTGCAAGAGGTGACAGAATCGCCGGAAAT